TCATCAAACATTTTTAGCCTCCATTATTTTTTTTAAATTTCTTATACTTCTCGACCAAGTTTTCTTTCTGTCTCTTAGCGCTCACCTCAACGAACTCTTCTTCATTAGATTCTAATACTTTAATGTATACGTGTGCAGTGTCCATGAAAATAGGAAAGACAATCCCGTCGGGCCCATTTCGGTTCTTCGCTATAAACATACGTCCCCCGTTGGTATTCTTATCTTCAATCGTGCGAGAAATACTAAAAATAAAGTCCGCCACAAAGCATTTGTTAAAGGCCTCGGAAATAGATTCCATTGTAATGACTTCTGCATTTAAGCCTGATCTATTGGTCTGGGATGCCGTCCATACTGGAGACTGATATTCTGACGCAATGGCACGGAGCTCTTCATAGATAGATTCAAGCTCATTTCTTTTCTCTTTTAAATACCGAACAGGCCGTAGAAGATCTCCGTAGTCAACGATGATTATATCGGCTTCAACGTTGCGCATACGCAATTTTTCCAAGTGATTACGAATAGTTTGGGTGCTTGCCGTCTTTGTAGGGTACTCTTTAATGATCAGCTTCCCCTCAATCTCTTGAACTTCTTCGTAGATTTTTTCTTTAAAAGAAACAAGATCCTGAAGAGGGATTTTGGTGAGGCACGAGTCATAGCGCGAGGCTACTACCGTGTCCTGCAATTCTAGGGTGTAGTGAACCACTGTCTTCCCTTCTTTAAGGGCGGCTGTTCCTAGGTGCACAAGAGCCATGGACTTCCCAGCACCAGTCGGCGCGATGACGACGCCAAGCTCCTTCTGTCCTAGTCCACCCTTACAAATATCGTCAATAACATCCCATCCGGTGGTGGTAGGATTGCGAAAGCGAGGCTTAAAGCGTTCTTCAAAATCTTTTTTGTAGTCATAGCCAGCATCGTTGTCCACTCCCAATTTAAGTGAATCATTAATGACCTGAGATATTTCATCGAAGGATGAATTCTGAAGAAGGCTAATGGACTTTACCATCGCCGACTTAAGGTTTTGCTTTTTACAGAAATCCAAGGAGGTGTCTTTAATATATTCAACGTCCGTCAACCCAGCTATCTGGGTGCGCACATAAAACTCTCTTGTCTGCTTGGCCGTTAGTTCGTTTTCGTTATCAAGTTCGGAACGCAAGATAGTTTTCATAATATCCCGCGAGGGATGCACTCCATACTTTTTCCTGTAATCAAAAATCTTATTGAGGAACAGCTTCAAATAGTTTAACTCTAGGAAGTTTACATCTAGAACTTCCTCTATCTGGTCAGCAAAGGGGCGGTCATCCAGAATTACCATACAGAGCTTTTCTTGAAAGGACTTTCCATACTTGGAAAAGTTGGCGGGGTCACCGTTTAATTTCATAGCTTCCTTCATGATTCACAGTACTACTGCAGAAGTGCCTTATCAACACAAATTCTATTCATTGCTGCGTGGAGATCGTCCCAATTGAAAACCCCAAACCCATCCTGGTTCATCATCCGAATAATCTCCGTTTTATTATAATCATATTCAAAATTTTCTAACGCGTAGTGTACTTTTTCACGACACTGCAGTGAGAGTGCTGGGGCATACAATTGCATCAATTTATAGTTCTCTATAATTACATCTCTATGAGACAAAACGTTCGTGAAAAATTTGGCTTTGGAGTCGGTTGCCAAGCAAAAATCAAAAATCTCCTGCAATGTTGCATCCTTATCCTCCCTAAGAAATTTTAAGTTTTTTGAAATACTTTTTAAGCCAGCGCGCGGAACACCTTTAAGATTGTCTGAGGGATCGCCGGCGATGGCTCTGGCCATTGCAAAATTGCGTGGATGAATGTCAAAATCCTCCACAATATTTACCTTGGTGTGAACCTTTTTTTGAATGGGTCGAAACAGAACTGTTTCATCATCACACAGCTGAAGGAAATCCTTGTCGCTAGAGATTATTACCTTTTGCCACCCCTTCAAATGATCGAGTTGTGTAGCATAAGCAATAACATCGTCAGCTTCAACCTCATCGAAGCGTAGCTGGACCACAGGGAGTTCATTCAGATACTCCATGAGTCGCAGCTGTTGCCACGCCATATTAGCTCGCTGTTGCTCATCGGTCAAGTCTGTCTGGCGATTGACGCGGATGGGCTTCCGGCCTTCTTTATAATTCTTGTTTTGTTCGCGGCGTTTGCGGCTTCCGCCCGGGCCATCCCAGATAATCATCACCGTGTCTGGCTTGATGTCTCGACAGAGCTTCTGTAGGATGCCCAGGAAGCCTTTTAAACCACCGATGGGCTGTCCGTGGACCGAGAGGCTAGGGTTGACGATAAAAGCCCTGAAATAAGCGTTCAGGGCGTCAACGATCATTACTCTTTTCATGTGTATCCCCTAATGTATGAAGCTCCTATGAGTATACCTCACAGGAGCCTCGGTGTCAAGGGTTTTGTTTCTATTCTTTATCTACGTCGTAGAAATCCTCGGCATTGCCCTCGCGTGTATCAAATTTACGAATGATCTCTTCATCCATGATCTCGAACACCCGGCTCTTGAACTTGTCGTCTGCCAGTTTAGAAACCCAGTGAGCACTCTGAAACTTCTCTTCGGTTCCATCTTTGTGGACCAAAGAGAACCAGGCGCCGGCTTGCTTCAGATTGTCGGAGCCCTTGATGGCTTCCAACCAACTCTCTTGGTCCTGAATCCCAACCGCCTCGGTCCCCCATAGAATCTTGAACGCACAGTTGCGTCCCTGTGTCCCGAAGCGAGACTTCTCAAGCTTGACCTTGACCTCCGAGCCGATACGGAAGCCACTCTCGTCCTCGATGAACGCGGATTTGGCCTTGCGCCCCGTCAGCCAGATGCGGAGAGAGTACACATAGTGCATAGCCTTACCGCCTGGAGTGATGAAGGGCGTCGTCATTGCAACGATGCGAGCGTTCGGCCCCTGTGGGATGTTGGTCTTCAACTGGTTCAGAACCAGGAATGCTGAGCGCGTATTTGCAATAGGAATTGTCAGCTTAGACATTCCCTTGGAAAGAATGCGTGCCTTCATAGCCATTGTGGATTGAGGATTGAAGTCTCCCTCCACATCAGAAACGGTAGGAGTCAGAGCCAGCGAGTCCCAGATAAACAAAGTCCTTTCGGCTCCCGTGTTTAAAACACTTTCAACAGTTTCCAGAACATGTTCCACCGACTGGGCCTGCACATAGATAAGCTCATCTAAATTGCATCCGGTTCGTTCTAAAAATCCTGGGTCAATCGCTGACTCTGAATCCATGTATATTACCGTCATGCCCATCTTCTGGGCGTTTGCTGCTACTTGCGCAGCCATAAAAGATTTGCCGGTTGATTCCAACCCGGCAATCTCTGTAAACTTGCCAACAGGAACCCCCCCAAGTTGGCCTCTGCAAACAATAGAATCCAGCCAGCGTGAGCCAGTTGGAATCCATTCCTTTACTTCAGTGGGGTTTGCCTTGTTGAGGTTGTGGGCGACATCCAAGCCGGACGTCTTATTGATAAGGCTCCTCAGCCCATCAACTGAGATCTTGCCGGCTTTTGATTTACTTTTAGCCATTCTTTTACGCTAACGTAAGTATTCCATTTTTAGTTTGGATTACAACATCAAAGCCGGCAACAAAGGAGGAGGCACCTTCACCTAACTTGAATAGTTCGGACGCAAAAACCTTCACGTTGGCAGCAATTTCACAAGTCCCCCGCTTATGATCATGACGCTCCGTCGAGATCGTTAACAGATCATATTCATAGGCCTCCTTCTGAATTGTTTCAACAAGGTACTGTTCGAATGTCCCGTCCTTTTCGTATCCATCAAGGAGTCCTTCGTCTCGCATAAGTTCGAGAATATTTTCCTCGTAGCGTGAGAACACCCTGATGCCCGGGGTTACCAGGAGGCGCGCCAGCACCTGGGCGGTATTGGTTTCAGTAAGAGCTCCTCCTATGTAGTCGTCTGAAATATGCCACACGGAGGTGCTTTCCTCATAATTGAGATAAACATAATCATCCCCACCAACTTGTAGGGACTGAAGCTTATCTATGATATTTTCCATTTTACTTCCTTTCGTTTAATGGGCGCTGAGCGCCTCCTAATGGTCTTCCCCTTTATCCGGCGTTCTTAGTCTCTTGTACTTCTGCGCGCAGTTCTTGAGCCAATGCTTTTACTTCTTGCATTGCCTTACGAACACGCGTTCCTGCAGCATTGTTGCCGCGTTCAAAAAACTTTTCGTGATCATCACGAGTTTCCTCAAGCAACACGATTAGCTCCTCAAGTAGATTCGTTCCGTTAGTCATAATTCTTCCTTTCTATGTGAGACACCTGATAACCCTGTGCCTCCCTGTGGGGGGGATATTTTAGAGAGCGCCAAGCTCTGCGAAAGCAGCGTCGACGGCATTAGTTTCGCCGTCAGTAGTCTTTCCGTACTTCTCTGTCTCGGTGCTCACTGTTTCAGGATCCTCAACCTGTGAGTTGACAAAAGTATCGAGAATGGTTTGCACATCCGCCGTTGTCTTTCGGTCAAACAAGCCAGTAAAATCTGGAATACTATCCAGAAGTTCCGCGCACTTCTCAGGGGTCAGATCCTCACAGAGAGGAGAAGACCGACGACGAGGCACGAGCTTCGTCTGAGGGAAGGATGCGCCCGGGGGCTTTCCATAGGTCATGGTGAGATCGGTACCGGTTTCGGTATCAGTAATGTCGCCATACTCTGGGTTAAGCACGAGGGTGAGAAGATTCTCATAGGCCGTCTTGCCATAGCCCCATACTCGGACGCCTCGCTCTTCCTCGCCGCGAACCATCACGGGACTGAAGAATCGCTGTCGCACAAAGAGAGACTTAGCAGTCTTCTTGCTGTGATCATCGTTGTTGTCCACACCCTCGCGCCACAGCTGTGAGGCGAACTCACATACGGGACACTCGTCTCCGTAGTTGCGCTTGGGGCAGAGGAAACCGCCCTTCTCGACGTTGTAATGGAACCACATCTCCTTGAAGGGGTCACCATCCGATGTCGGGACGATTCGAATATCCTGGTCGCCGTCTTCGGGGCGCCAAAAGGTGTCACTTGAGTTACCGTCTCCACGTAGTGACGAGAGCTTTTCTCTCATCTTATCTAAATTAATACCCATTTTTTATCTCCTTATGATTGGGTTAAAGTACGATTAGCAAATATCCTAATCGCCTAAAAGTTCTGCATATGATTGTACCATAGATGAATACTTAACGCAATAACAATATTTTTGATCATAGGTTGTCTGAAACACGCCATATGATATATTAACATCCTCATCGAGACGCGACTTTACATAGTCGGTTATCTTTCTAAACAAAGTGCCGTCGTCCTTCAAGTCTTCCTCATTGATACCATAATAGTATACCACATCCCGTGCGTGTGTCAAGTCATAAAACCATTTTTCTTCTTCTTCTTCCACATCCAAGACGCCCACTGTGGCTATGCGACTTAGGGCGGAGGGCCTAATAAAATTCCCAATAATGGGTTCCGAATTTTTAAAAACATTAATCATGTGAACTGTGTTAGCAATTGCTTGGTTGAGAACACCTGAATACCCGAGAATTGGCACGTCTCCAATTCCTTTCTCCACCAACAAATTGTCGATTAGATAGACGTTCTCTATCACTCCAGACCGCGCATACTCTTGCAAAACATTTTTTACAATCCGTTCTTGCATTTTTTGGGTCTCGCTCAAAAGTGCCAAATCGGGTTGAATGTACATTACCGATACCGTGTTGCCCTTGAGCTGCTCTAGGAGCCGCATTGTTCCTCCGGATATTAAGCCGCTTCCTCCTACAATCACTGTAACATCTTCATTGGAAAACTTAAGCTTCTTTTTGAGAGAAGGAAAGTGCTTTTCATAAGCCTCATGGCTCGTGCGTTTTTTTATAGTAATGTCTGCGTCTGAGGAAGTATCAATACCATAAGTTTTATATTGAGGGAACTTCGCAAACACGCGTGCCAGGTTGCATCCGGCTTTCCCAAGCCCAACGATTATCATGAGTCCTCAACCCACTCCAAAATATAACCCATCTCAAAGCCGCCGCGTAGAACGCGTTTGGAAGTGGCTTCAGCAATGATAGTGTGCTCATGAATACCCAGACGATGGCATATAAAGTTCATTATTTCCATAATATCGGCAGCTTCTTTGGCAGAGGGGTTCTCCACAAATTCCTGAACTTCCTCTTGAAGTTTGCGCATAGCATAATCCTTTAGGCGCGAGCCGCTCGCCTGATGGACCTTAAAATCTTTTCCGTCGGTGTCGATGATCTCGGGGATTCGGTCGCGGACGAGTTTGTGATATAGTTTCTTCTCTTTCATCGCTGACGCTCTTCTTCCCGTGCCACCAAATACTCCAACACATCGCCAACGGTGAGTTCTTGGTAGTCGCACTCAAATGCTATGGCGCACTCCTCTAAGATCCCGATAATTTCCATCCTGAGGTATCCTGAGACACTATCGGCTTCGTGGATGCCATTA